CGGGGAAATTCGGCGGATTGGCCATTACCTTTGGCGATGGCGTTCGTAATGCGTCTTATACAGTGGATGAGAAGCAAGTTACGATTAACGCTACGTTGTCGGTAGGCTCTACGACATCATTTGGCGCTGGAATTATCACTCTTGACTTGCCATTTACCACTAACGCCAACCCGCTTCAATACATCGGGAATTGGCGCATATTTGACAACAACACCTCGACGTACTATTTCGGTGGCGCCGTTTCTGGCAGCAGCGATACGGGAGTGGGGTTGCAATTAAACAACGGGTCTAACGTAACCAATACGTCGCCCATCACTTTTGCGACCGGCGATACAATCGCGTTGCAGTTGACATACACCCGAGCATAGTTGTTGCACGGGCGCAACTTGTAAGTTAAAGTTTGACCGTACTGATGCGTTTCATCAGGTTTCCGTAAGGAAGTTTATGTCGGACGAAAACCAAGTCCCTGAAGTTGTAGCGGCAGAGGCCGTGTCGGAACCCGAGGCTACGGCAGCCCCGGAAACCGTAGATGCTGTCCCCGAGGCAGCGGAGCCGGAGAAGACTGAACCAAAACTCTTTACGCAAGAGGATTTGGATAAAGTCATTGATAAAAGACTGAGGAAAGCGCGTAAAAGTTGGGAAAGAGAGCAGGTTCTAAAGGCGCAATCAGCGCCCGCTGAACCAGTCGCGCTGCCTAGCAGAGACGAAGACCCCGAGGCTTATGCCGAGGCTCTAGCCGAACGCAAAGCAGCGGAACTCCTCGCCCGACGCGAAGCAGAGCGGGAGCAAATGGCTCTCTTAGAGGCGTATCACGAACGTGAAGAAGCGGCGCGTGACAAGTACGATGACTTCGAGCAAGTCGCGTACAACAACGCACTGCCGATCACAACCGTGATGGCACAGACGATTCAGGCGTCAGATTTGGGGCCAGATATAGCCTACTTTCTGGGGTCTAATCCGAAGGAAGCCGAGCGCATTTCCCGCTTACCGCAATTCCTTCAGGCTAAGGAAATCGGGAAGATTGAGGCCAAAATGGCCGACAGTCCTGCCCCGGTTAAAAAGACTACTAGTGCGCCCCCGCCGATTAAGCCTGTCACGGCAAAAGGCACTGGCGCTCCGGTCTACGACACGACAGACCCACGGTCCATCGCGGCCATGAGTGCGTCAGAGTGGATTGAGCGCGAGCGTCAGCGACAGATTAAGAACTGGGAAGCGCGTAACCGCTAACTTCTTTTTGAGGACATAAAAGTGGGTAATTCACTTCTTACTATTGACATGATCACTCGGAAGGCTCTGGAAATTCTGGAGAACAACCTTGTGATCACCCGCAACGTGAACCGTCAGTACGACGATTCGTATGCCGTGGAAGGCGCCAAGATCGGCACCACGCTGCGTATCCGTCTGCCGGACCGCGCTCTTGTGACCGACGGTGCCGCCCTGCAAGTTCAGGACGACAACGAGCAGTTCACGACCTTGACGGTTGCTTCGCAGAAGCACATCGGCGTCAACTTTACGACCGCCGAAATGACGATGCAGTTGGACGACTTTGCCGAGCGCGTGCTGAAGCCGCGTATCAGCCAGTTGGCCTCCAGCATCGACGCTGACGTTGCCAACTCGTTCAACAACATCTACCAGTCGGTTGGTACTCCGGGCACGACTCCGGGCACCTCGCTCGTTCTGTTGCAGGCGCAGCAGAAGTTGAACGAAGCCGCTGCTGGCATGTCGCCCCGCTACGCCACCGTGAACCCGGCTGCTAACGCCGCGCTCGTCGAGGGCATGAAGGGCTTGTTCAACCCGGTGTCCACGATCAGCAAGCAGTTCAAGAGCGGCTTGATGGGCGAAGGCATCCTCGGTTACGACGAACTTGCCATGTCGCAGTCGATCAAGCAGTTCACGACCGGCAGCCGTTCTGGCGCTCACACCGTGACCACGACCGTTTCGGCTCAGGGCACCTCGTCGATTGCCATCACCGGAACCGGCACCCAAACCATCAAGAAGGGTGATGTGTTCACGATTGCTGGCGTCTATTCGGTCAACCCGCAGACCCGCGAATCGACTGGCTCGCTCCAGCAGTTCGTCTGCACGGAAGACGTGACCGCTGCTGCTGGCGCTTACGCTGCCGTGAAGATCAGCCCGGCGATTTACACCTCCAGCGTTGCGCTTGCCACGGTTGACTCGTTCCCGCAGTCGGGCGCTGTCGTGACGTTCTTGGGTGGCGCTTCGGCCCAGTACCCGCAGAACCTCGTGTACCACCGCGACGCGATTGCGTTTGCCACGGCTGACCTCCTGCTCCCGCAGGGCGTTGACATGGCTTCGCGTCAGGTCCACAACGGTATCTCCATGCGCGTTGTTCGTCAGTACGACATCAACAACGACCGTATGCCGTGCCGTATCGACGTGCTGTATGGCTACTCGGTGATCCGTCCGCAGATGGCTGTCCGCCTCTGGGGTTAATGGTTAAATTTAAGGAGTAACTAAAATGGCACTTCCTAATGGTTCTGGTGGTTATCAGGTTGGCGACGGCAACAACGGCGAGCCGCTGTTTTTCCCGCAGGGCGCTCCCCTTGCTTTGACGGCAGGCGCTACGGCTTCCCCGGCCGAACTGGTCAACGGTCTTTTCACCTTCAACGGTACGGCGGGCAACCTTGTCCTGCCGACGGTGGCTCTCCTTGAGGCCGCTTACCCGTCGATGAGCGAAAAAGTTGACTCGGCGTTCGACTTCTTTGTCGTCAACATCGACGCTGGCGCTGATGCCATCACGGTGGCTGTCGGCACGGGTTGGACGCTGGTTGGTGCGGGTGCGGTTGCTGCTGGTTCGTCCGGCCACTTCCGCGCTCGCAAGACTGGCGTTGGCGCGTGGACTGTCTACCGCGTTTCGTAATGGCAACGCCCTCGGCGGGGAAACCCGCCGGGGGCATAACCTAAAGGGGTATTGATATGCCTAATACACAGGCAGTTGGTGTTGCCTTCGCGGACCCGCAGTTCAGCAGCCTTTATCTCGGTGTTTCGACCGTTGCGGCGACTGGCTCTGCCCAGACCGACGCTGCGGCTCTTGGATCGGCGTTTACGCTGGTTTCGGGCGCTGACGGTACGAAGGGCGTGATTTTGCCGGTTGCTGAAGCCGGACAGGTAGTAATCATCAAGAATGGCGCTGGCGCTATCTTGAAGATTTATCCTGCCTCTGGCGCTGCTGTTAATGCGTTGTCGGCTAATGCTTCCTACAACATCGCGGCAAACACCGCGACGATGTTGGTTGCGTATAGCGCAACTCAGTGGTACAGCCTGCCGCTGTTGGCCTCGTAATATGTCCAATATCTACCTTCGCCACCCCAGACATGGGGAGAAAATTGCTATCTCTTGGCTGGAAGCGAGGGAAGATATGGAACAAGGATGGGAGGAGTTTGACCCCTCTGATCCTGATGAGTCTGAACCCTCGGCGTCGCCAGATGTGGCGGCGCTGGGGGATTCTCAGCATAATGCGTTGAGAACTCGTCGCCGCCGTAAGGAGTAAATCATGGCTACAACTGCTGCCGATCAAATCAACGGCGCGTTGCGGCTGATCGGGCAGTTGGCCGAGGGCGAAGTTCCCTCTGCGGCCACGTCGCAGGACGCCCTCACCGCATTAAACCAGATGCTCGACTCGTGGAGTACCGAGCGTTTGGCGGTTTATTCGACCCAAGATCAAGTTTACAGTTGGCAGCCGGGTGTCCGCACCATTACGATGGGGCCGACCGGCACGTTCGTAGCCCAGCGCCCTATCTTGATGGACGATGCTACGTACTTTCGTGACCCGTCCACCAATGTATCTTATGGGATACAGTTCCTAAACAACCAGCAATACAACGCGATTGCGGTCAAGACGGTCAACTCTACCTATCCGCAATTCATGTGGGTCAACATGACCTACCCGGACGTAGAGATTTACCTGTATCCGGTGCCGACTCGATTACTAGAGTTTCACTTTGTTTCGGTGCAACCGCTTTCTCAACCTGCTGCGCTAGATACGGCATTAGCGTTTCCGCCGGGATACCTGCGAGCGTTCCGATTTAACTTGGCCTGTGAACTTGCAGCCGAGTTTGGTGTCGAACCCTCTCCGCAGGTTCAGCGCATTGCGATGACCAGCAAGCGCGACTTGAAGCGCATCAACAACCCGGATGACCTGATGACGATGCCTGCCTCGCTGATCGTCAACCGTCCGCGCTTTAACGTCTTTACCGGGAACTACTAATGAAGACGCCGATCCTCGGATCGTCGTATGTAATCCGGTCGGTCAATGCAGCCGACAACCGGATGGTGAACATTTACCCAGAGGTCATTCCCGAAGGCGGCAAAGAGCCTGCTTACCTGCAACGCTGCCCCGGTTTGGCCTTTAAAACGACCATTGGCACTGGCCCTATTCGCGGGCTGTGGTCGCTTGGAAATTACTTGTACGTTGTTTCGGGCAACGAGTTTTACAAGTTAGATTCCAACTATGCGCCTGCTGCGCTAAACCAGTTGTTGTTGGAAGACGACTCGCTAGTGCTGTTAGAGGATGACAGCACTATTCTGCTTGAAGATGCTGCTTCTAGCGTTGTCGGGTTTGTCTCCGGCACAGGCCCAGTGTCTATGGCCGACAATGGCACGCAAATCTTTATTGCCGCCAATCCTGACGGTTACATTTTTAACACGGCAACCGACACGTTTGCCCAAATTACCGACCCCGACTTTCCGGGTGCGGTAACAGTTGGCTATCTTGACGGTTACTTTGTATTCAACGAACCCAACTCGCAACGTGTCTGGGTCACAAGCCTATTGGACGGCTTGTCGATTGACCCCTTGGATTTTGCCAGCGCCGAGGGTTCACCAGACGGGCTAGTCTCCCTGATCATTGACCATCGAGAGGCGTGGCTATTTGGCACGAACTCCGTGGAGGTCTGGTACAACTCCGGCGACGCCGACTTTCCGCTCACCCGCATCCAAGGCGCTTATAACGAGATCGGCTGTATTGCGCCGTACTCGGTCGCCAAGATGGACAACTCCGTCTTCTGGCTCGGCGCAGACGCTCGGGGTCAGGGCATTGTGTATCGAGCCAATGGCTATCAAGGCGTTCGCGTATCGACCCATGCCGTTGAGTACGCCATTCAGCAATACGG